GGCCCAGCGACGTCCGTTTTACGGGACGGCGGCTTTTGTTTATCGCCAGCGTTTTACTAACTTAATAGTATCACGCTTCGTATACGAACGCACAGAGAAAGGGCTAGTAATAGCCCCCACATCCGGCTGCATCTGCGGTCGCCTGTCACTACCCTCGTGGGACATTGGACGCTGCCCTTCGGTAAAAAACCGAAGAAGCATCATCCAACCGTCTATTTCACGATTAATAGTAGTGGACTTAATACACCATCGTAACTCCTCGACCCTGTGAAGGGTTTTGTTGTAACGACGGCGTTTGGGTCCATGGCAACTCTGAACTTCAACAAGTGCCAGTGCATCATTTTGATGCCTTCGGCTCGGTAATTCGCCATAAACTCGCAAGAGTTCATGGTAAATAAACCAATACGTGTTGAAGTATCGTTTAGAATAGAAAGAATTAGCATAGCTAATCCAACTAGAATAAACGTGCGGGCAACGGTTAGATGACCATACGGTACGAAGTCGTACCGGCGTAACATTGACGCCTTTATAGGCATCGGTTCCGCAGGATTCTCTAAAGAATCCACTGGTGCAACTTTTGGCTCGGTTAACTTTTAACCCAAAAGCCTCAAGTTGTTCAATCGCGTTCGCGGCTTGCGCCGTTGGAACGATTACATCATCACCATATACGAGTATACGCTCACGCGTATATGCATCTGGAGCTCCAGCGGTGAGGATCGCCCACACACAAAGTGCTAAGACAGGGAAGCATAAAGCTGACCCCATCGGAGCATATTTGTTTAGGACTAAAACCTCGCCACTCGGTAGCTCTGTAGACAAGCTCCTGCAGTCCAGTAAAGCCGATAGAATCGGCTCAGGGAACAGCAGTTGAACAAGACCAACAGACACTCTGTCACTAGCATCTTTGAGATCTAGTGTAGAGTACCTACCATTTCGAGACCCAAATAGGGCCGCGATTTGATTTGGTTGTTGGTCAGTGAAGTTCACCCTCCGCTCAGTAAGCGGGTGGTGCTCAACATGTTTGACTATTGCCCGGGAAAGACCTTGCTGTATCCATTGGAATTCCAATGGTTCGCAAGAAATCAATCTCGGTCCCCTCGAATCCTTCGGTACGAGTACAACTCGCGCCGACGATTCGACGACTTCCATCGCCTGAAGGCGATGGAGTTCATCAGCAACATGACTAGGAGATACGTAGAAATACGCATCAACCGGATATGTTCTGGTGGTTCTAGGCGACATTCGTTTGAAGTTCCACTTATCCCAGAGCTTCTCTTTTGTAGAGACGGCTCCAGGTCCGTGGGACGGAACGATGTCGTGAACGTCGAAGTGCTTGAAGAGCTCGAATAGAGTTCTCCTAGCCTTACGGATAATGTGTCCATCAAGTGGGAAGTTATAAAACCTCCTACCGATAGGCACATTAGTATCAACGTCTTGCGCGAGGTGCGAAAGGCGTTGAGATATGTCGAGAATATCGTTTTCAGTCTTAATGAAAGACTCGATAACCTCGTGTTCTTGGCTTGCTTCATAGGGCAGCTCATACTTGTAAAATACAAGTAAGACTTGTCTGATCGAGGCGATGCACCTCACACATGGAGTTGGAAGAACCAACCCGTCGTGAGTGAAGACGCCTTGGAATAGCTTACCTAGAAATCTAGGGAGCTTGGTACTAGAATCCTTGCGGAAACCAGTACAGTCTAAGGGAACTTCACCAGTTAAAGCCCTATCAAAGGCTTTAGCTAGTCGGGGTAGAGCTTTCGTTAGAAAGCTTATTCCTTCCCGTGATACTCGATCGGACACCTTACGGTAATCCAGTCGCATATCACGTGGTGTATATACTTCACTGTGAGACGTTTGAACGTCCTGCAGTAAAGCAGCGATAAACATCAGTAAGTGTTTATCTAGGCTCTTATTTGTGTCCAAATGGTACACATCCTAGAGCATGCCCTACTGCAAGATTCACGGTAGTCTCCGCCGACTAGATGTCAGCAGCGACAATCTTAGCAATCACACCTGTGGCCGCCAAGTGATTCTTCATCAGAGTCACCTGTTCGGTCACTTGTGTCGTCGTCGCAATCCCTTCCGGGACATCGACGACAAGGTACACAGAAATGGTACCTTGCACTCCTTGCGCGTCTTCAACGACGCGATCGATCCTCGGTCCCATTGTACGCCGGCGGCGGGTTACCCCGCTACCAG